ATCCTGTCCCGCTCTTGTGTAACGATTGACTTTAGTCATGCTTAAGATTACCCTCCTCATCATACCAATCATCTGTGACATTCTCAAGTTCAACAGATTCTTTGATCTTATTGTATTCTGCTGTTGTGAATGGTGGTCTAAGATTATTAGTCCAGTCTGGTTCATCAGCAGGATTGTCATAGTGCTTTGCAGGTACTACATTCTCAAGTACTTCAAAGATCTCATCCATTTCTTGAACAAGTTCTTCATCATCATTACCTTGACTGTATCCTTCAAGGACATAAAGAATAGTACTGATCTGACCCTCAGTGAGAGGACAGTTGAATGTTTGTGGTTTGAAGAGTTTCTTAGGCATGAGGATCGTATTTGCGAAGGATGTAAAGTGCGAGGGCAACACCAATTGATGTTGAACCGATTAAAATGATTAATAAAGGCATAATTCTATCTCATGTAAAGGTAACCACCTGCCCATTGTGCTCTGTTATAACATGCTTCACGCTCTTGAATGATGCGTAAATCATATCTAACATGCTTTGCAGGTGCTCTCCAAGATGCTGGTTTGTAAACTTCACCAGTATTCTTGTCAACAAATGCATGAACACCACCACCTTCGTAACAGTTATCTCTATCGTTCCAATCTTCTTGAACGATTTTGATATACTTCTTACCAACAGTATAGGTGAACTTCATTAAGTTCTCAGTGCCTTCCTTGATTCTCTCAAGTCTAGCATTGCCATACTCACTGGGGAACTGTTGAGCAGATCTTATAGTATAAGTTCTGTAGTCTTCCTCAAGTGCTTTACATAGCAACTGAGTCCACTCAAGAACTCTCTCTTGAATAGTTTTGTTCTTCACATCTTCGTACTTATCGTAAGATGGAGAATCGAATTTAACTGGTGTTAAAGTCATTAGGTAATTCCCTTGAGTACCTTCTTATTATACACGCAGATACAATCCTAGTACATACAGAGTGTGCAGATTGTTATATTGGCATATTCTCTTCTGGATCTGGATTGAGGTAGAATCCTCTCCAATCAGCAGTTCGCAAACACTGATTAAGATCCCAAGTTATCTTCCTATTTGCTGCTGTCTGTGATCTTGGTTTATATACCACACCATCACTCATCCCAATAAAACAATGAGTCTTACAATCTTCATCATCAGTCAACTGTAAGACTCTATAATATTTCCTATTGTTATCATCAATAATGAATGATCCTATGTTATAGTTGTTCTCTAACTCTCTCTTCTTAAACTTCTTCTTCTTCTCATCAACCTCTTTGTCAGCAATATACTTTTGCTCTCCAAAATACTGTTCTGTTAATTTAATACAGAGGAGTCCTGTCTTTAATAGAACCTCCTCTGGTTGATACTTCCTTGCCGCCAACCGAGCAGCATAATCCTCTTTAATATCTCCTAACGTCTTAATCCCATCTTCATACAACCGAAGTAGATCATCGTCCATTCACGTTACCAAATGCTATATTATATAGTTACTAAGTGACTGATCTCTTCCTTCCTTACAAATCCACCTTGCATATCATAAAAGAGTTTGTAATTATCTGTGGTAACATAATGACCTTTAAGTTCATTACCATCACAGTGCCATCCGTATCCTCTTACTCGTTCTTCTATTCCGTCAATGCGGAACTTCTTATCTCCTTTAAGATAAGATTCGTATGTCTGGTCTAATGGGATCATTAGTTTACTCCTAGTCGTCGGTTGGGTTGAAGTGAGAACCGAATGAACCACTTGATCCGTGTTCACGATCCTCTAATGTGTCAAGTATACCATCAGCATGTTGTATCGTTTCAATCTGAGAGATCATCTTAGCTATCTCTCTACAAATCATTGGTCGCTCATTACGAGCAGCAAAGGCAAGAGCATTACGAAGACTCGCTTCAGCATCGTCAAGAGAGTCTGTTACCTGTTCAGAAAGTGCCATACGATACAAATATGTTGGTTTAAAGACATATTGTACTGTATATATACAAATTCGTCAACTCTTAACGATTGCTTTATATTATGTGAACCAAGTTATGATACTATATCTAGTTCCAGAGAGAATTGGCATGATCTCATGTGGATACAAAAAGTTAGAAGGGAAGACTACAGCAGATCCTTTAGAAGGTTTAATTATCATATCTCTCTCAAAAAATGCAAACTCACCACCCTCATAATCATCACTCAACATCAATGACATAGAGACTGTCCTTGGACTCTTACTATAATTATCTGTGTGTATGGTATAGAATCCACCTTGATTATATCTCAAGAGATCATACCCACTGTCAGTACTAATAGTACACATAGGGAACTCTTCAATATATCTCTGTGCTGCGACTCCTGCTTTATTAAAAACTATGTTATCAATCTCCTTCCTTCTATCAAAATTCTTATTAACTATATCAGTTGTTGATATATGTACTATCTCACAGTTCCTAACATTATTCTTAGTATCACCATTACCAACCATAGCATCATACCAGTCACTACAGTCACCATACTCTGCTAATATCTTATCACACTCTTCATCAGATAATATATTATCATACACCTTCACATACTCGTCGAGACTTTTACTCTTTGGTGTATTAAAGTCCTCTGAGATTATAACATTTGCTGGTTCAGCATATAGTGGTGCTTTATGTACTGGTCGCATACTATCTGTCATGACCTTACGATCCTTATTAAAATAAAATGTGGCATACTGTCCTCTGCTTCTAACATAGTGCATAAAGACTTGAGTACATGCATTACCTTTAAACGCATCTCTCCAATGCGGTGCAGTCATACCAAAGTATATCATAGCATCGCCAGGATTCAACTTCACCTCTCTCTTCTCACCTTTAGGTGTCTGTATCCATATTGACCAAGGTGTATCACACTCAAGATTAACTGTTATTGATATCTCACACTCTTCCTTATCAACATGTGGAGTTAGAACTGCACCCTTCTCATATATCCTTGCGTAAGTATATGTTGGTAGCACAGTCTCACCAACCAGTTGAGATACCTGCACATTCTTCTCACATAATAACTCTACAAACGAGATATAATCATACTTACCAAGACACTTATCCACTTGAGGATCATTCTTTATATCATGAGTCACAGCATACTCATTAAAGTCTTCTGATAATGCTGATGCTCTCTCATTAGAGATAAAGTTAGGAACAATAAGATAATTGTTCTCTGTTAATTTTTCATTCATCATAGACCTTCTCTATGTCAAATACATTAAAACTCATAGTAACTCGTTCAACATCACTGGTAAATGGATACACGCAATGTTTAAGATCAGCAGGGAATAGATATATATCTCCTGTCTTAGGAACGACTCTAAATGTTCCTGTCTCTAACCAACCAGTAGGTCCATTAATGAACTCTAGTTGACCTGGACATGGCATATTAGTTTGATAGTCAAGGTTATCTGCTTCTGTAGCAATCACCTCTGGTACATCTATCATAACAACAGCACTAAGGATTCCTCCATGTGCATGAACAGGATTAAACTCACCCTGTTTTTGATAGTTGATCCAAGGACCATCACCAAGATGCAACTTGATGTTAGGAACTGGGTTTGATGGTTTACCTGTTAAATTAGTTTCGAGTCTATTATAACATGTTCTCGCATAATGCAAAACATGAGGATACAATAGATCCATAAACTGTTCTACATCAACCACTGCCTGTCGTTGAGATGCTATGTTACCTGCAAGGGTATTACCTCTATCCTTTCCATTATCTTTAGACTCCTTTGCTGTATTCTGCAATAATCCTAAGAATTCAGGTTGTATTTGAGTATGATAAATCATTGACCCAAATGGATGCAATATGCATTTATCAACGCAATGTTCTTTATCAAACCAGAGCATAAATGCCTACTACTTTTTGTATATTATATATTATATCATAAAGATATATTATTAGCACTTCCTCACTTATCAGGATTGACTTCCACACCAGAAATATTAAAGGATAAACTAATACGTTCTACATCCACACTAAATGGATATACTCCATGCTTTAAGTCAGCAGGGAAGATAAAGAAGTCACCTGTTTTAGGTACTACCTTATGTGACCCAGAATACATATATCCACCCTTACCATCAACAAATTCTAATAGACCTGCTGCTGGCATATTAGTAGTGCCATGCGACTCATAGTAAAATTCCTCAATCTCTTTTGGTATATCCACCATTACAACAGCACTCAACTCACCACCATGCATATGCAATGGATTAAACTCATACTTCTTTTGATAATTAATCCAAGGTGCTACAGGCATAGTAAAGTGAATCTCCTGTACCACTTCTCCAGATCCACCAGCAGCAGGATCAAGAACAGATGCATTATGTCTCTCATGACATGCTGCGACATATGCAAAAACATGTGGATACACATGATCCACAAATGTTTGTGGTGTACCAATCAATTTATACTGTTCACTAATATTACCTGCAAGAACATGTGACATATTCTCTGCTTCTGTCCTTGTAGGATCTAATGATTCATTAAGGAACTTTAAAAATTCTTCTGAGCATTGCCCATGATATATCATGGGACCGAATGGTTGGAGTATACTATACATCTAACTTTCTAAGTCTGAACGCCAATGCTTTACGTTCACCCTTATCCGTATGAACTACTGGTTGCCCATGATCATCCAAACTTATATCAGTGATAACTGTTCTAACGTTTCTAAACTTACCAACGTCAATCTTATCACCTACTTTTAATTCTATAACAAAAGATTCCATAATCATCTCCGCACAACGGCAGGTACATCACCATCATCGTCATCATCATCTTCTTCATCAAACCAAGGATCAACATTCAATTCTTGAATTCGTTCTTGCAATGATGTATTAAGTGGATCACGTTCTGGTTTAGGGAAGTTAACAACCAATAATTCATCATCACCATCAATCTCTGCAATCTCAGGATGTTTATTATCACCTAAAGGATTAGGTTTTTTAATATCCTGATCATTTACATAGACCTTAATCGGTTTGTTAATGTCTGATAGATTCTTCCACATCAGAGCAAATGCTGCACCCGCTAATGCGAATGAAGCAAGTCCAAATAGGGCGAATCCAATAGCAGTCATTTTGATTGTTTCTTCTTGTTTGCTCGTCTAATTAGCTTAGCATACTGAACATCCTCATCAGTATACCACTCTGGGTGTTTCTTTGCAACTTTTATAATACGTTTAGCAGTCTTTCTGTAATCTTTCCTCTGTGCATCGTCTTTACCTTCTCTAATCTCGTAGTCGGTCATGTGTTGTCTGTTACTTGTGCTTTGTCATCATCAGCGATAATACCATCAATCTCACTCTCAACATTATTCTCATCATCAAACATTACATCCAAATCAAATTCCTCTTCAAGTGTGCTAAGATCAAAATTCTTAAAGAATGTATCAGGTCTAGATTCATTTGTTAAGAGTTCTTTAGGACTCAGTGGTTTTGATTCCTCATCAGGAGATACCTCCACCACATTCTCAAAATACTTATCATCTATAACATCATCAAATAGAGATTCATCTACCTCACCATCAAATAGAGTAACATCTGGTGTTACATCATTCTCAAACATATCCTTACTACCCTTTGCCACATCCTCAACAACATCTTGGTTATCAAAGATCTGTCTCTGTTCGTCTGCTGTTTGTATTTGAATACGTTCTATTTGTAATTCATGATCCTTCATCAAGAATTCCATCTGTTGTTGATGTTCCTTCTCATGCATTTCAGTTGTTTGGTATAACCTCTGCAACTGCATATCATGATCATCCTTCATATCTTTAACATATTCATCATGATTCTTCTGCATACCATCCATCTGAAGTTCAAGTTCTGCCATTGCTTCTTCCCATGACACAGACTTCTTCTTCTCCTCTTCTTCTTTTCTCTTCTGTGCTTCTAATTGCTTATTAAGTTCTGATTTATGATGATCAACATACTTCACAATATCCTTTAATGCAATAGGAGTATTTGGTATAGCACTATCATACTCTACCCATCCTTCACCATCATCAGTACCATTATCCTTCCATTGTATTGCCCATAGATGCTCAATATCTACAAAAGGCCAATCCTCTGGAGTAAAGAATATACCAGTTCCATCAATTTTAATATAACGATCCTGTTCAATTAATGTAAATTGTTTCATTGTGATCCTCCAAGTTTATGAGTATGGTCATTATCATCATTTGTATCTACCTCAGTAGCATTGATGATCTTTCTTTCTTGCATCATCTGTGCAGCAGCAGATAATACATTAATGTTAGTTTCATTCGCCTTCACCATCTCATTTCTAAATGACTCAACAGCAGCACCAGTACCTCTAGATTGCTGAGAGTTCTCTATTAATAACATAGGTAACCATGTAACAGCACAACCCCACTCATCAACTGCTTCTCCTGTTTGTGGATTAGCACCTCTAATTTGTGTGTACCATGAACAACCAAGTTTTTTACACTTATCTTGTATCAATGGACAAAAATCTTCTGGTTCTAATTTTGCCATACTAAATCTAAGTCAAGTTATTTAGATAAATTAATCCAGTTTACACATTATAACATCGAGGTATTGAACTGCCAAGTTAGAAGATGCTTGATATGTACCTTGAATAGTGCAATCACCACTAAAGGGATGATCATGTGGACCTCCACCTGCTCCTTCTAATACTCCACTAGTATTAGTTGATCCATCAATAACTCTAGCACCAGTATTACTAAATGGTGTAGCAGATGATCCTCCAGTAGGTCCCAAAGTATGAACATGTTGGTGTTCTGGTAACTCTGCTACTGTTAAGGTATGGTCACCAACCACCTTTGGTATACCTGGAGGTGGTACAATATTCTCTGTATTGTTTACTGTAATTGTTATGTTAGCAGTAGTTGATAAGACTGTAGTGAAATTAAAACTACCTGCGGTTGCTCCACCACCAGTTCCAGTCACTACTCTAAGTGCTTTATTATTAACAGACGCATCTGTTATCTGAGTCCATCCTGGTGGTGCAGATGCTTCCCAAAACAATTTCTGCGTACCAGCAGGATACATCCAATAATATGAATTAATGGAGTTATTAGCATCTGCTAAATCAAATTGTATCCCATTCGCAGTTAATCTTGCCATATCAACTAAATGTGCATATTAGTACATCAACATACTGAAGTCGTAGATCAATCTGACCTGCACCATTAGCAGTAAATGTTGCTTGTCCACTGAAGGGGTGATCATGTGGTTGACCTATCTGTCCACTAGGAGATACAACATTACCAGTAGGAGCACTACCCGTAACCCTGAAGTTAGCACCACCACCCGAAGCACTAGCAGCACCACCAGTGAGTGAGTTGTGAGTATGATCAGGTATCTGAGAGATTGCTAGGGTAGTACCACCAACATTACCTGTTACAGTTGTAGTCGCACTAAAAGGTACTGCCAATGAAGATGTAGCATTTGGGAATACTTGTGAGAAGGTCAACCCTCCTGCACCCGACGTACCACCAAAACCAAATCCACCACCAGTACCATTAACAAGTCGTAATGCTTTATCGTTATGTGCGTTCTCTTTAACCCATCCAGTCGGAGCTGCTGCTTGGAAGAATACCATAGCAGCACCCTGCTCTACCACAGCGTATTTAGAATTTAACGAGGTAGAATCACCAAAGGTGACACCCGTCGCTGTAAGAATTGCCGACATTGTATAATGTTATTCCTTTATTCTTTATTTAGCACCTTTCTAGATCCGTCATTTATCCAGAACCCATCCTCAGTCAATTCCCAACCATCATCTTGCATTGCCTTCCAACTACCATATCTCTCCATTGCTTCCTCAGTTAGATTCATCTTGATCCACACGGGCCAAAGTTCCTCTTCAACTTGAGGCATCTGCAATTCTTGTCTACGCTCTAATGCATACTCACGATACATCTCTTGAGTCCACCCATCATTATAAGGTGAGTTTGCTTGTAATTCAGCATCCATCAACTTATAATCAAATAAGAGTT